GATAGACTGTAAGCGCAATGTCTGCTCCTGTGGTGCAGATTTGTTTATCCCCAAAACACAAAAGATAGAATTTAAACCGTTATTGCTTAGAGGTCAAGGGTTACCCACAAATCACGATCTTAGAAACAATGAACAAACTGAGTTTGTTGCTATGGAACGCACCCATGCTAGTACACAGAAACAAGTATATTGGGAAATAGGGCGCCGTTGCAATTATGATTGTAGCTACTGCTGGCCTTGGATTCACAATAATACTGACCCGCATAAATCATTAGAAGATTTGATGAAGGCCACTAACCTCATCGAAGATAAGTTTACCAAAGGTGAAGCTGTTAACTTTATCATTAGTGGTGGTGAACCTACTGCTAATAAACATTTCTTAGACTGGTTGCGTTATTTAAACGCCATGGGACATCACGTAAGTTTACATAGTAACGGTAGTCGCAAGCCAGATTATTATCAAGAAATCATACACTACGGTGACCTAAACATCAGTGTACACTTTGAGTTTTATGACAGACCTAAACTTGTTAAGGTTATTGAAGCTATTGTTGCTGAAAAAGTAGAACACGGCAAGCTAGGACACCTTGAAATTAAATTTATGATGGCTCCGCATAATCGTGAAGAAACTCTAAGCCTTGAAGAAGAATTAAAAGCAATTCCTCGTTTTGTAGACTACTGTACATGGGCCATTGTTCCTATTCGCGGAGACTTAAACAATAAGAACAGTGCTCCGAACCAAGGTTCAGGTAGCGAAGTTATGGAAGGCTATACCAAAGAAGATTATATCTTATTTGGCGATCGTAAATGAACATAAATTTTAATACATTGTATGTCCGGATGTTATGCTTGAATTTAATAATTTAATACAACAAGGTTGGAGACTAATTGCAAAAGTTGAATCATTAATAGTTTTACAAAAACCAGATACTATAGAAGGAAATAATTAAATGAAAGAATTACCATCAAAAGTCATACCAAACTTTTTTACCGATGATGAATTAGCGGAAATTGAATCTATTTTTAAAGATTTAGATGTAGACTTACAACCCGAACGAGTAGGAGTATACATGTCCCAAAATGCAGGAGACACTCATTCAGATGTAGATTTAAGATCGAATTATTTTTACCCAGGCGAATCACGTAAAAATCAGCTGTACGAAATGGTACAAACAAAAATTCAAAAAGAATTTGGTTCACATATTGACTGTGCAAACTGGCATATATTAAATGCATTTATTCCTTACGGAATACATTCAGATTCGTATGACGATCAAGACGTTGCAGCAACTATATTACCAGATCATTTAGATTATGCTTGGACATTCTTAGTGCCATTAGACGATTATAATAGTCATACAATTGTGTTTGAAGAAGAATCAACTTATACAAAAAATCCAGGAAGATGGATTGCAGAAAATAAGATACAACCTAACTATTCTATCAGTGAAGAAACATATCAAAAATATTTAACACAAGAGCCTAAGGCACGAAATATACTAAATTATTTGACCATTGAAACAATTTTTCCATGGAAAAAAGGTGATCTGCTTGCAATGAGTAGGCATTCTTTCCATTCTAGCGATAACTTTCCTGCTAACGGAGTTAAAGAAAAACGAGCACTGGTAGGCTGGTCTTATAGACCAAAAGGAACCTGAATGTACAAAGTATTTGATGACATTGCGTTTCAGGACGAATTTATAACATTAAAACAAATCAACCCATTGCCGTGGACTAATAATGCGTTTGAATTTACAATAGCACATAATTCTCAGGTGTTAAAGCAACCTCTTTGGTTTGCTCATTTGACATTGTTAGCCTTACTAAAAACAGAATTTAATACTGTATTAGATATAGGCTCAGGTGATGGCATGGCCAGCTGGATTTTTAAATTTTTAGATAAAAAAGTAACTAGTTTAGAACCTGCAGGAGTGTACGCTAGATTACAATCTCATCCAGGGTATACCCCTGATCATACAGATGATTACATGGATGTTATCTTTAATCAAAAATTTGATGCTATATGGTGTTCTCATGTATTGGAGCACATTAGAAATCCTGGAAACTTTTTAGATAAAATCTATGATGATTTAAATGAAGGCGGAATACTAGCACTTACCGTACCCTATAATGATATGACTGATGATATTCTTTGGTGTTGTTTTGGACATCATAATAAGTATACACATTCGTTGTTAGTATATCAATTGATATGTGCTGGATTCGATTGTAGAAACATACATATTGCTAATTATATGGGACAGATAGGAATTATTTTAAAAAAAGTTTCTAATAATTTACCTAGAATAAATTCCGGAATTTATGACGATAACCTAGGAAAGTTTTTTCCTGATGAAATGAATGTTAATATTGGAGACAGTGGTACAAGATATGACTCTGCATTTGTTAACTGGCATTACCCTATTACTCCATCAACTGGTTATGATATTAAGATATTAAAAGATTATAAAGCGAGTTAAAAAATGTTAGACAAAGACACGTGGATTGCACAAAACTTAATTCCTAAGAACGTAGAAGCATCCAATATACGAAGACCAAGATTAAATGTAAAGTCTGTAGACTTTTCTAATTCTACTCGCAAAACAAAATTTACATTGTGTGTGCTGGGAAGTTGGGCTATCTATATGCCTCCTTATAATCTTGCTAGACTAGCAAGTTTAATAAGAGAGTCAGGCTATCCTTTAAGAGTATTTGATTTTAATGTTGAATCTCATTACGCACTGAAAGATGCTAATCCTGATCTGGCAGATGCATGGAACGGTGCTAACTATTGGTGGTGGCAAGAAGGAGATTACCATACTCGTATTCATCCTACCTATGAGCCTATTCTAAAAGAGTACCTAGAACTATTACTAAAAGATGACCCAGATATTATAGGGTTTAGTACTTACTATACAAACATTCTTCCCACAAGATGGATGGTCACTGAGATTAAAAAACGTAGACCCGATATTACTATTATTTTTGGTGGACCGGAATGTCACGAACGTAATTTTAGAACATCGAAAGGTGTGGACTATTATTTTATTGGAGAAAGCGAACAAACAATACTAGATTTTTTAAACAACTGGGAAAGTGGTATCAAACCAGTAGAACCTAAAATCGGTAGCCTATACAGCGACACACGTATTGATATTGATAGTCTTCCTTATCCCGATTACAGCGATTTTGATTTGGAAAAGTATTGGGGTAAGAACAGCATTTGTGCTGAGATCAGTAGAGGATGTATTGCTAAATGTAGTTACTGTACAGAAGTATACTATTGGAAATTTAGAGACAGGGGTGCAAGTAACGTAGTAGATGAACTAGCACATCAGGTCTTAAAGTACGAAATAGGATTTGTTTCATTTGTTGATAGTTTAATGAATGGAAACTTAAAAGAATTTAAAAGATTTTGCGAAGAGTTAGTAGATAGGAATCTTGGGTTTACATGGTGGGGATATGCTCGCTGTGATGGCCGAATGGATTTAGAATTTTATCAACTCATGGCACGTGCCGGATGTCAGGGATTTAACTACGGTATTGAAACTGGAAGTGATAAAGTCCTATTGGCCATTAATAAAAAGAATACAGTAGCAGAAATTAATCAAAATATTATAGATTCACATACGGTAGGTATGAAAGTATCTGCGTGTTGGGTTATCGGTGCTCCTGGAGAGGATATAGAAGCATTTGCGCACAGTTTTAATATGCTGTGGAATCATAGAGCCAGGATCTATGCAGTTAGCCCAGGGCCAGGCCTTGGAGATAATTACGGTTCTGCATACGACGATCGAGAAAAGTTTAATATTAATCCTAGAGACAAGTCATGGTTAGGCGGTTGGTATACATTAGATTTCACCAATACACGAGTACATAGACACATTAGAATCAAATTAATGCACATGTGGCTACATCTATGTAAAGAAAGTGGCGGCATATTATCAAATGTACATAAAGTGGGCGAGATTACAGATCACTTTTCTGTTAAATTTGATTCAGAATACATTAACGATAGTGTCGAATACGAAAACTTTGATTTTAATATCATTAACTCCGGTCAAGGTGTCTTTGCCGACAGCGTAATGAATGAAGTTTTTGGATTGTTAAGAATGCTGTGGAGAGTTCGTGGTGGGTATGAGATTTCAATACAGTTTAATAAAGATCTAGATCATAAAGATTTTATCTTTGCAATCTCACCAGATAGCCATTCATATAGCGCAGATATTTGGTTTAAAATTGACGAAGGTGGAAATTATCAAACAGATTTTAAGTTTTTCTTTACGAACCTGCACAGGGCTATAGTAACCACAGAGGGGTTTAATTATGAATATAAACAAACTGGCAAGTGGGCAGAGTCTAAAAAGACACAGCAACGTAAGATATTTTATATGTCTTCTGATAGTTCAAAAGTTACTTCTTCAATAGTACAACAGAATACTTTGCCTATGGAAAGTTGTTTTTCCTCTCTGTCTCTTTCCGAACGTAAAATGTTGCTAAATTTTACTAACCGTCTACCAACCGACAGTATAGTTGTAGAAACAAATTCTACATTAGGAGGACGTGCGGCAATTATGGCTAGAGCAAACAGCAATATCCAAATTAACAGCTTTGAAGAATTTCATAACGGAGTTTTAAAGAATCAGTTTGACAGTACACAGTCTTGGATTAAACAGCAACTAGTTGATGCGGCAACAGAAAATGATATATCTGAACTTAAAGCATTAGAGTTTCTAACAACATTAGAAAACAATTTTAAAAATGATATGACTGGAAAAGCAGCATGGAAAACTATTACTGAAAATTATTCAAATATTCAATTAATTGAAAATACCGACCAGTGGAACCAGCAAGTTGATTTGTGTATTATTGATATTCACCAAAACCCTAGACTAAAAATGACCTTAGATTATTGGACTACTTACATTAAATCTAATGGATATATTATGGCTCATCTGTATGACGAAACAGTATGCCCTACTGTATATCAAGAAATTAACAATCTTATCCAACAAGGCTGGAAATTGGTTAGAAAAGTAGATAAGTTAGTGCTGATCCAAAAATCTTAATTTAGTACTTGTTGTTCTAATATTTTATCTTTTATCATACCGGCCAATGTGAGAACTATGGCTGCATTTGGATGACTATTGTCATCTCGAATCCAATTATTAGGTTGGTCATGTAAATGTAATGATGTCCAAGACTCACCGATCACTGGATTTGTATCAGTGTTGTAAAATTTAATCCAATTATTACCATTTGAAATTTTATCTAACGGCAATGCTCCGATTATATGACCAGGATCAAACCTATGTTCTCTCATTGTACAGTCACTAGAGGCGCCTATAGCTCTATAAAAGGTGTATGTTATGTTATTTGCTAATAAAAAATTCTCTAACATTATTACATTTTTAAAGTAATTCATTGCAATATCTTCTTTATCTGCATTTATAATTACTGCGGTTATATATTCTATAAAATCTTCAGAACCAGTTACTATCTTATCCAAGTGACCAACATTTAAATTCATAAAATTTTTATATTTGCTTGCATATTTCATGACTCGGTAGACACTGGTCCAGCCTATTACCACGTGGTAATTTTTTCGTTCCTCCTGAGGTATATTTAATATGTAATTTATAGTAGATATTGAAATCATATCATTACTTTTTCCATCAGTAGAAATATCAATTTTATTGTCAACACTTAGTCCTAAACAATTTATTACTAATTGAGGTAAATTATAATTTCTTTTATAAATGTTTTGATAGTTAGTCCAATATACTACGTCAGCATCAGTTTTTGCATGTTTAACTGAACAAAACTGATCCCAAGTTAATCTATTACCCACTTCTTTACGATACTGTTCCCAGGCAATTTCGTCCCCTGCCATAAAACTACAACCATTAAAAATTATTTTCTTCTTCATGCCATTTTTATCTCTATAACTTTTTTACTTGTTTCTTGTTCTCTTTCTATTTGTTTGTTGTACCAATTGCTAATTTGTTTATTTACAAAATGGTCTAGTTTTTCCCAATTGCCAAGTGCTGTAAAATTATCTGTTAATGGATCAGGTTTTAAGCGTTCAACCTCTGACTCAAGTGTTTGTACAATTACACTGAGGTCACTGCTAGGTAAACTCCATATGCTTAAATGATCAGGATGGTGTATTGTATTATACCAAAGGTGTACTTTATTATTTGTAGCAAATTCTACAAAGTTAGGCATTTCCCACCAATTATTACGCATAGGGTTAACCATCACACTTAGTCCTCTATTGTTTGAATTACAATAATCTCTAAATCGCTGAAAGTTTGTCATTAGTATATCAAAGTCTCCGTTAATCCTAATAGCTTCGTAGTTTTCTTTTTCTAAACTATCAATACTGATGTTTAAATGAAGATTACATCTATCCATAATGCGTTGAACTTGTTTATTATATACTGTTCCATTAGTAGCAATATTAATACGCAAAGACGGATTCAGTTCAGCAACAACCATACAGATATCATAAACTATCTTTTGTGCAAATGGCTCACCACCGTTAAATCGCAATTCTTCCAAGTGTGGAATAAATTCTTTTAATTGTTCAACAAACGAATCATCGTAGATCATTGGCATTGGCGGAAGGTTATCTCTGTTCTTTCTTATGCCAGAACTTAGACGGCCTTCGCACATAACGCACTCAAGGTTACATTGGTTACTAAGTTCTAACTCTAATAACGTAGGATATTCTTTAACACTAAAGCCGTCGTATGCTAACGCTAACGGCCAGGTGTCTGCTTCAATCTTTTGTTTGCATACACGGCAGTCTTTTTCAAATATACCGTTTGTTAGATTGTTTCTATATTTTGTAAACGCTTCACCAACCCATATGTCTTTTATAGATCGTTCGGTTGTCCATGTGTCTAAGTGACCTACTAACAACCAGCAAGGTGCTACTCTACCTTCTGTTGTAAAATACATGTTATTGAACGGAGCAACACATGGACTGGTAGTATTAATACTACGATTCTTGTCAAACTCTGCTCGTTTGACATTGTACTTTAAGATTTGTTCTTGTGATAACTTATTCATCAGCATACCCTGTAATTAGTTCGCCCCAGATTCCAAATGTATCATTAAATGATTGTCCTCTAATAGAATCGAAGGATTTTGTATTTTCAATAAATTCATAAATTAGTTTATCATCCTCACAATCTAAGTTTAGGAAATTACGTATCTCACCAAACTCTTTATGAGGAATTCTAGTTAACACTATCTCCTTTAACATGGGAGGTAGATTCTTAATACTATAACACGGATTGTAGTGTAGGATATTAAAATAAATCCAAATGCCTGTACTCTTTGCCCACGCTAAGTATTCTGGCAAATAATACACATTGAATATACTTACAGTAGGACACAATGTTAACCATATATTCTTATTTGTACTTGCTAATTCTTTAAACTTAGCAATGTTTTCCAATATAGTATTCCACTCAGTTGGATATCTCTCATACTCTAGTCTATGTTCCAAGTCATCAATAGATATACACAGTGTAACATTTTTAAATTGTTTTAGCAAATCTATAAACTTTTTGTTGTATAGCGTGCCGTTAGTATTGAGCAACACCGTAATATCTTTAGCACAATCATTTTTAATAATCAATTCAAGTATCTTGATGTTTTCGGGCGATGCCATGGGCTCGCCACCTGTTATCTCAATGTGCTTTAATTCTTTTGACCAAGCGTTGATAACTTCTTCGTTAGTAGTTCCTAATATCTTGTTTGAAATCCAGTAGGCACCATCCTCAATCTTTATATTAAATTGTTCTTGGTGTTCTTTTAAAAATGTAGAACTGGCTTGTGGGCCGCATATTCTACATTTTAAATTACATACATTGTTTAACTTTAGATCTAATGCTCTAGGACCACTAGATGCTACAGGAGTAAACTTTATTTGACTTGTATCGATGTGTTTATCTTTGGCAAACTGTAGTCTAAAACTAGAAACCCCTGCGGCCTCTTCGTTCCAACAACTTTGACATTCTTTAGGCTTCTTACCATCTAAGAATGCCTGTCTTAAATTTTGAAATTTAACGTCATTCCATAAGACATCTAAACTGCCTTCTTTCATATTAGGTAGTTGATATTCATTACCAGGATCTGGTTGTGCGAATTTACAGCAAGGACGCAGTGATCCATTTACATCAGTAGATAAATTAATCCACGGAAGTGTACAAAAACTATCGGGCAATACTTGTGTCATAATAAAATATCTTTATCGTCAAATAGTTTAAGTATTTCATATAGTTCGCTAAATGTTTCTTTAAACGATTGTTTTCTATATGTATCGTGCTTTTGTGTATAGGTAAAGAACTTTTCTAGTTCAGCAGGATCATACTCTCTGTCATACATATATTTGATAATGTTATCAATAGTAGGACTCCACTCAATAAATTCAATACCTGTTGTATCAATTGATCGCAGTTTGTTTTCTATTTGTGACTTGACAAAGTCTGGAAAGTTTACTAGACTATAGTGATGTGGATAATGTACAAGATTAAACACTACAGGCAGTTTAAAGTTAGTTTTCATCTGCTCTAGTATTTCATCTAGATAATAAACATTGTGTATGCCCACAGTAATGTATATTTGTAAGATTAAATTTACTTTGTGCTTTTCTCTTAACAATTTAAACTTCTCTATGTTAGCCAGTACTTCGTCCCACTTGGCGTTCATACGTTGGTATTCAAACCTAGGACCAATGTCATCGATACTTAAACTGATTGTAACTTCTCTAAAATTTTTCCATATTTCAAAAAACTTTTCATTACAAATAGTACCATTAGAATTGTACCAGATTTTAGTAATATCGGGATTACCATACTCATTGATAATTTCCAAAATAGTATCGTGTTCTTGTTGCATTAAAGGCTCACCGCCGTAAAACTCTAAATGATCAACATTCTTAGCCCAAGTTTTTAATATTTTAGTATTGTTTGTGTCTGCACTAAACTTCTCTCTTGAGTTTTCTGTGTACATTTTAATAACATTAGAGTCAGATAGTTCTAAGTCTTTGTGTTCTTTAATCCACTGACTGCTTAGGAACGGAGTACAAATTCTACATTTCAAATTACAAAGATTACTTAACTTTAGATCAAGACTCTTTGGCGATTGTCTAGGAATATGTGAAAAGAACGTAGACACCGGATGACTCTTACCACCGTTGTCGTATAGTTTACGCATACTATTCATTCCAGCCTTTTCTTCGTCCCAGCAAGCGTGACATCCTGTAGGTTTTTCGTTGCGTAGAAATTGTCCTCGAAGGTTCTGTAGTTCCGGTTGATTCCATAGTTCTTCTATATTAACGTCTGGTAATTTAGGAACATCTTGTTGCCAGTCGCTGTCGCCTACTTTATACTTACAGCAAGGTCTAGCACGACCATCTGGATCTACTTGTAAATGAATAAATGGATATAGGCAAAAGTTTTCAGGAACTTGTGCCCCTAAGTTTTCTAAGAACTTAGGAAATGCAGTATGTTCTATGTCAGCAAGTCCTGTTAATTTAAAATCAAACTCGCTGTCTAATAGTTTTGCTATCTCGTTTTTATTCTCTGTAGGAACCCTTGTAGATTCACCGTAGCCTTTGATAATCTCTGCGTTCACAAACGGCTTAAAAATTCGTTTATCCATTTAAATCCTTACATAAATCAAAAAATTCTTTATATTCTGGAAACACTTCTGAGAAGTTAAGTTTGCGCCTTTCGTCATAGGTGTTAAACCACGGAACAAATTTTTTACGATCTTCGTCGTAGTTGCCAGTGTTATTGCGAATACTGTTAGATAAATTTTCTAAATATATAATGTACTGATCGTAACGACCGTAATAGTCACTTACAACAGGCATCTTGCTTACATTAGTTTTCATGTATTCGACAGCGTAATCTAGATGATCTGCAAAGTCCGGAGTTAGAATCATAGGACTTTGCCAGCTAGGAAAGCTGATAATATTTTGTTTAAGGGCAACAGGTCTTTGATATTTTACATATAAGTTTTCAGTAAATTCTATAAAACTCTTTATACTAGTTATATTGAGCGCATTGAGACTCATAATAAACCCAAAGTCAAACTTCAAATCAGACCTAGATAACAATTTATCTAAGTTACCAGTAAACTTATTCCAGTTAACTCCATTGCGAATATATTCTGCTCGTTCGCCGATACTTTCCATACTGACCAGCACTTCTACCTTGAACACTTCTGTAAGTTTAGGAAGATAATTGAACAGTTTTTCTAAATAGTTAGGGGGTGTGTTTAAGTTAGTTACAATCCAAAAAGTCATCTTTTCTTTTCGTCGATCTGCAATTTCGTCAACGCTAGCAATTAACTTGTCCACAAATGTGTAGAACTCAGGCATGATCAAGGGTTCACCACCAATGATGCCTAATCTGTGCAAATGATATCTGCCAATTTGATTGAACCATTCCCAGAATTTAGCGTCAAAGCTAGGAGCCGCTTTGGGAAATTCTCTGTCGTATTGTTCCTGGGTGATCTCGCCGTACTTAATACGTTCGGTAGCCCACTGTGTTGAGTAATGATGACTGCAATACATACATTTTAAATCACACGTATTACCTAAACTAATTTCTAACATGTATGGAGATGTAGATGTTAGTGCAGGATGATCTAATCCTCTAACAGATGCCAAGTACTCTGCTAATTCTTCTTCTTTAAATGGTTTATTTTTAGGAATAAGATTCTTCTGTTGTAAGAACCAGTTGAATCGTTCTGGAGTATGTCTTGGGCTTTTAACTCCGCGATCTTCTAGATTCCAGCAGCTTTGGCAATCTTTGTCTCTAATTCCTTTGATCAATGCTAGCCTACCTAACTTTTCTCGGTCGGTGTTACTGAACGCATCTATACCTAGAGCTTGAAGGTCTTCTTCTGTGACCTTATTAGACGGTGTTCTACAGCAGCTACGAAACTCTCCTCGATCCATATTAAAGATAGGATAGTTCCATTTAAGATCACAAATGGTGTTCATCGGATCTGTGTGTCCGTCAGTATCCACTATAGGTATAATTTTCTGTTTCATATTACTTTTCTTTAGTACACATAATGTCAAAGTTACAATGACACATGGTCTTATTGCAGGTAATAGGATCCATTGGAAGATTTAAATTAGCATCTTCTATGTGACCAATACTTCCACCTACCTTACACCAACCTCGATGAATAGTGCCGTCCATGTCAACAATTAATTGTTCAATTCCGGCGTAGCATTTCCATCCTGACCAGTCGTTGGTTTTTTCGCTAATAAAACGATGTGCGCTTGAAACTTGTGTAGTACCATCTTCATTGACCTTACGCATAGCGCCACGATAATAATCAAAAGTACGATCGAATTTAATATGTTTAGTAATTAACTCATGCTGTTTATCAAATATCTTCTTTTGAAAATCAGTGTAATCATACAGAGTATCACCAAAGTCGTGTATTAGTGGCTGGAGAGCCATTGATATGTTGCCCAGGCCTTTAACCTTATTAGCAACTGCGTAACAATGATCAAACTTTGCAGGACTCATCATGATGTTTACATGTGTACGAACATCGTTGTGTAGGAGTTTAACAACTTCTACAAAGTGTTTTTCATCTGCAAACTCTGGGTGGAAGCTCAAACACACATGATCAAAGAACTGTTTGTTTTCCTCCCAGTATCTTAATGTACGTGAGCCATTACTAATTAATCCTACTTTAATTCCCATCTCTGTACAGAACTGACAAATCTCTGTAAAGTCTTTATACATAGTAACTTCGCCACCAGTAAATTCAAAATAGATATTTTTATGAAAATAATGATCTTTAACACGGGCAATAAAGTTTTTAATAACCTGCGTTTCAGGCCAACGTTTTGAACCGTCATGCAGTGCATCGGGGCAGTAGCTACATTCAAAATTACAAGTGTTTCCTAAACACCAATTGACTACAAACCAATCTTCATGATTGGGATTAGAGTGTTCTAGTTTAATATATTGTTGTTCCATCAATAACCTTTAATGACTATTTAATTATCTCTTTAACAGAGCAGTCAAAAAAAACCTGCCCGTGAGTCTATGACATCAGTGGGGCAGGCCGTGTTATTACTTCTTAGCTGGTTCAGCTTTCTTTTCTACTACAGGCTTGTCAATCTTTGGCATTTCTTTTGGCTGCTTCTTGCACTCAGTTTTGTCAGCATTTTCTTTAACTTTACAGTCAATGCTAGCAGACTTTGGTACACGAGCTTCTACAGTTTTGCCACCAACTTTAACATCTTTGGTTTCGCCTTCTGGCTTCTTTGCTGGTTCGCCAGCTTGGGCTAAACTCAATGATAATCCTAATACTAACGCGGCTAATAATTTCATAGCAATCTCCTTTTGATATTTTATTTACACAAAAAAGCCCGATTATGTTCGGGCTTCTCTGTATTTTGCTAATGCAATTTGTCTAGCTAGCCATAATCTAAATTTTACATGATCTGATAATTCATCGTCTTCAATGACTTTACCAAACTGTGTTGCTTGTCGATTACGACCGAAAGTGACTTCGTCGTTTATTTCGTAGTCACTATCGTCTAGACCCTTTGGATTACTTCTTAGCTGGCTCTTTCTTGTCGTCTTTCTTAGCAGGCTCACTTTTGGCAGGCGTTGCTGGCGCAACAACTGCGGGTGCTGGAGCTGGTGCTGTAACAGCAGGCTTGGCATCAGCTTTCTTTTCTTCTTTTTTAGCGGCAGGTGCTTGAGCAAATGCAGTAGCGGCAAACAAGGTTGCGATTAAAGTTGCGATCAATTTCATGATAAAGTTTCCTTTTTGATTAATGTAGAAATTTATATCCTACATATATATAACGCGATAGCCCCTTTAATCGTTTACACAATCTTATTTAATTTGTGTCCAAACACGCTCACGTATCTGTTTTGTTAATGCGTCAGGTAATGGTACATAATCTAAATCTACAGCATCTTTCTTGCCATTCTTAAATGCCCAATCAAAGAACTTTAATACTTCATCGCTGGTAGCTTTGTTCTTTGGCTCTTTATACATAATGATGAAACTTGCTGAACTTACTGGCCAAGCATTAGGATTCTTTTGATCCACAATGCTTAGTCCCATACCAGAGACACTAAACCAATCAGCACCGTCGGCAGCTGCCGCAAATGTTAAGTCATCTGGGCTAACATACTTGCCTGATTTGTTTTGTAGTTGTAAGAATGTCATGTTGTTCTTTTTAACGTAAGCATACTCTACGTAACCTATTGAACCTTTGATACGATTCACATTGGCAGCAACACCTTCATTGCCTTTGCCACCTACACTATTTGGACTGGGCCATTTAACTGCGGCACCACGACCCACACGCTTCTCCCATTCAGGACTTACTGTAGCAAGATAGTCTGTCCAGTTAAATGTTGTACCACTACCATCAGCACGATGTACAACGGTGATTGGTGCATCTGGTAGTGTCTTGCCTGGATTTAATGCTAGTAACTTAGGATCATTCCATTTAGCAATAGTACCCATGAATACTTCAGCCATTACAGGTCCAGTAATCTTTAGTTCACCTGGCTTGATACCATCTAAGTTGACAACAGGAACAGTTCCACCAATGATAGCAGGGAACTGTACTTGTCCGTTCTTGTCTAGTTCTTCACCTTTAACTGGAGCATCAGTTGCGCCAAAGTCAACGGTCTTGGCGTTGATTTGTCTAATGCCACCTGAACTGCCAATGCTTTGATAATTTAAACTGTTACCAGTGGCTTTCTTATATCCTTCAGCCCATTTAGAATAGATAGGCATTGGAAAAGTCGCACCGGCGCCTGTGATGTCGGCTGCTGATGCTGTAATAGCCGCTGTGGCTAATAGAATAGCAAATAGTTTTTTCACTGTAGATCTCCTTGTGTTAGTTACTACCTAACTATTTAAACACAAAGAGATTACAATATGATTACAAAATTAGACTTTTATGTCCAAAGACTATCACGAGCTTTGATAAGACGAATCATCATAGCTTCGTCTTCTGCCGCGTAGTCTGCTTCAATCTTCTGTAGCATTTCATGAGAACGTGTGCTTAGTTCTTCAAGTTCGGGAGTCTTTTTGCTACCAAATAGTCTGCCATCGTTGAGTTCGCGAGTCTTTTCGCAGTATTCACTCCACCCACTTGCATCGTAGGGATCAGGACGAGCACGATAGGTCACAGTCCACCAGGTGTAGAGTTCTTTGATTTCTTTTGCACGTTCTGCTTGTGATGTAGGGGTTCCATATTCTGGATGATCAGGTTCGCACCAGTCAGTGTTAGTCAGTGTCATTGCCCAATCTAAGTGATCGAGACCTGCTTGTGGACAACGCCAAGTGCGCCAACGGAACCAACCACTGGCCCAGAAGGGAGGATCGTACTTGGCACAAGCTTCTTTATCGCCCCAGGCAATGTGACTCCAGGCTGATTCTATCTCAACAAAATCAACCAGCTCATTGAATAGGCAAGGCAAAAAGCGGTTCCCCACGTCTTGCCACTGGCCAGGTTTAATATCCCGGGGATGAGCGGTAAGACTATGAGTACGAGAAACAAATCGGTTGTTGATATAATATTTGACAGCATATAATTGATCCACAGGCCACCATATAAAATTTTGGATTGCATCTAGGGCCTCTTCCGCAATCCAATAACGAACAGGATTGTAGCCTTTTGCTTCAACTTCCCATTCGTGCCATCCATCCGAGGTTAGTGCACCTCGTTTAGGTGTTCCTCGAACCCAGTCTGCAAATTTACTGCATGACCAATAGTTTTTTCTCATTACATTTTCTCGTATGTTTGTGCAAAGATGTCTTTCTTGACTACACCGTAGTCGTTTTCACCGTGACGAACAATAACATCTTCGCCTGGATTATAGTGTAACTTCTCACCCCAGCTTGTGTCAACCGTTCCGGAGTGATCTGCTAGTTTAGCCACTTTGATAATCTTTTTAGGTGTGCAAACACCGTTGCCTAAATCATCTTTAAGATCGTTAAACTTTTCTGGACTGATAGGATACTGCTCACCTTTTGGTCCAGTCATAATATAGAATCCTTTTGGATACTTAACTGGACCTTCAAGAGTGTCAATAGTGCCAGGTTCGTCGGCAATCTCATAACGTTCTTTAGCAGGACGTTTGTAGGTTTTGAATCCACCGTCCTTAAACCAATCGTCAGTGACACGCATACCTTCTACGATATTGATAAACTCACGAATCATTTACGATCTCCAAACAGTTGTAACAGGTTAATAAACAAGTTAATAAAATCCATGTACAGAGTCAATGCTCCGCGAATCTCTACAACATCGCTAGTGTCCACACTGACTTCTTCACGGATTTTCTGTGTGTCATAGGCAGTTAATCCCAGAAAGATGATAATAGCCAAGGCTGAGATTACCATCTGCATAACTGTGCTGCCAATAAAGATATTAACGATGCTGGCAATGATGATAGCAATTAAACCAACAAACATAAACTTGCCTAGGCTATCTAAACTTTTCTTGGTAAAGTAACCATAGCCACTCATAACACCAAACAAGATTGCCGCACCCATAAAGGCACTGACAATACTACCCATAGTAAACACGGCAAAGATTGTAGCAAAGCTCAAACCCATCAATGCCGCAAATCCATGCAGGCATAACTGTGCTACGCCTTTACTAGGATTATTACCTAGTACCATAGCAACACCAAAGATTGCTACCAGCGGTGAAAAGATTACAATCCACTTCATCACGCCTGTGAAAAAGAATGCCAATAACTCTGGACTAGAGCCCACAAAGTAACTGACAATCATTGATACAATAACAGCAAGACTCATGTGTCCGTAAACACGGCCCATTGCTGAATTAATTTCGCTAGCAGAACGATATGACATTCCACCTGTATAAGTTGTTCCAAACATAATAGTCTCCTTAATGACGGTTAATAATTGGTGTAAAACGTTGTCTAAATGCTGGCTCTAGACAACTGTATGTTTGTTGAGTAAATGTATTGGTATAATGTACCCAACGACCTTCTTCAGTTTCTCTAATATAGTCTATATGGAATTCTGTTCCGTTTCCGGCACCCCATATTTGATCTACTTCAATTTTCATCTTAGTGCATCCATTGTTAATTCCTTACCATAAACATGTGCTACCGGTTTAATCCATCCGTTATTAATACATTCTGAAATAATCATCTTATACTCTCTAGGGCACTTGTCGTTGATTTCAAATCCTGCCCTAGGGCATATTACAAGACCGTCCTGAAGCATAAACTTAGCATCACCATGTCGTATGGTTCTAATATTACTTGTTCTAGTACTTATCTTCAAAGCTTCTCTCCTACTTGGAATCCACGGAACCGTAGGAACCTTGGAAATCGCAGACTGTATGTTCCGTCTTGGTTTTGGGTGACGGCATCTGCTCGCACTTCCACGATCTGACCAAGTAGGGAATCGCGTGAAGTCCAAAAAATATCGCGATCACTATCGCTAAAACCACTGCCAACATTGACCCGAATAGCTTTGCCGTCATCGACTCCTTGGCAGACAATCGCTCCAAGCCTGCTAACGTTTCGTCCCGTGCCTTCTTCAACATCTACTACCTCCAATGATACTTCAATGAATGGTTTAAGTTTTAGCCACGCTACACTTCGTTTACATTCGTATCCAGCTTCTGGATCTTTAATCATAATACCTTCATACCCACCAGTAACTGCCTGTGCGTTAATTTCTTTGTAGCGCAACTGACCTGCATCTGTATCCAAATCAACTAGTTCATTGGCAAGGCAAGTAACATTAGGCAACATTTCATTATTTTGTTCTACCCAAGCCTGAACCATTTGACTGCGCACAGTCTGACTCTTGTCCCAGAAACCCTTTTCAAAGTCTTCAAGTGGACACATGTCAAACAAGTTTAGGATAGCATCGTTGGCCTTGACATCGCTTTTACGATGCACCTGTGTCATCAAGTCTTGAAAACTACTGCTCATGATCTCACCGTCTAGAACTAGAGCATATGGTGGAGGAGTCTTTTTAACCACAGCACTGATCTGTTCTGTTACATGGGGAAAGTTTACTAGTTCCTTGCCATTACGGGAAAACATATCCACACGCCCATCAGGATACACAATAGTAATAACACGTACTCCGTCCAACTTAACCTCAATGAGCTTTTGTCCAGAAACTTTTGACTCGTGATTAGCACTATCATGAGCAAGCTGACAACTAAAAATAGGTATTGCATAGTCAGGCCATTTCTTCTCCACTACTTTATTAACAGTTTTCTCGCTAACACCGCATCGCAGGTCTTTAATCAGTATGCGTCGATACCAGCCATTCCATTGCGCCTTAGTGGCACTCTTCATCATTTTAGCAACGGTGTCACGAGCAAGGTTGCCTGTGAGTGAGCGATTAACAAAGCCAGTGATAATGAGGCTAAAACTATCCCAATCCAAACCAGAACCATCTTCATCTTTTTTCTCCGGGATCTGTTTCAATCCAAATGTGATCATAGGGTCTAATGCAAGCCTGGCACCTTCAAAAAACTCTTTATTACCTGCGTCTGCTTGAGCCAAAATAATGGCTTCTTTGTCCAAACGACTATTGTGATCTTCAAGGGTGGAAATTACATTTTGGCACGGATCATGCATACTAGACCTTTCTGCTGTTTAATGTATATATTATACAGTCTAGCAGTTAATAAGTCAAGTGGTCTGGAGTTTTAAATGGCTTGCCAATTTGGGCATAGGGTAAGTTTCTAATGATTTTCTTTTTCATAGAGCGTATAACTGGATGGTTATGGTTCCAATCAAATGTTTTCATGTACTTGTGCCAGCAGGATTTTTTAGCACGTTTGGATAGATTGTTGTCTAAGTAGTGTTTGGCTGCGTCAAAATTGTTGCCAAATTTGTCATGTAACTCACAGGCAATATTAAAAGCAAATGCGCCCATTTCATCTTTATGACCGTAGTATTCTTGCTCTTTACGATCTCTAGCATAGTAGGCTGTACTTTGATATCCGGGAATATCTTTGAATTGTCTAGTACGGTATTGTCTCAAGTGTACAATTTCGTGTAGCATAGTATCTGCAAATAGTCTACACATTCTATCCCAGCGATTTTCTGAAAGTTTAATTTCTGAGCTGGTAGATTTATAACTAAAATTTATTTCGATCTGCTTATGTTCTTCTTGATCATAGTGAGCATAGTATGCGCCGCCTATATAAACAATGCCCTTATCGTGAGTAGGATCACGCTTTAGTCTAACTCTAATAGGAAGATACCATTTGAGATGGTCACTCAGTAGTTTTTGCAAGGTTTTAATGGCAAGGCGTTTGCCCACCACAAAGGGCTTTAACTCGTACATCATGGTGTACAAGTTATCTCTGTCTAACAACGACCAGTTAAATGGCTTTCTTGACACAGTACTCTCCCAGTTGTACTATTTAAGTCCTGTGTCAATGCCCATTAACTACGCACTTTATTGATATTTTTAAAAATGATGTTGTCTAATATAAATATTACTATGAAAACTTTTAAAGATTATCTAGCTGAAACTATTCAAATAAATGAATACGACACTGTTCCTTCTGGATGGAATCAATTTTCAGGGTCTGGGGGAAAGGCAGTTGCACCTCCTAAAGGTAATTATCAGGAAGTTCCGAGCCCAGATTCAACTGCTCCCGGAACTTGGTATTTGCTTAGACCATCACCAGCAACAGACTTGCCGTTTAATCCAGTAAAAACAAGTTGGTGGCAACCTGTAGATAATGGTGGTGTTATGAGTCCCCAAATAGGTGATGATCGAATGGGCACTATAGTTAACAGATTTGTTGATAAAAATGGAAAGATAGCAGATCAAGGAACTTTAAATCAATGGTTAAAGTCTTTGCCTCAAGCAGAATACGATGCATGGGCAAATACCTCAGGTGCCGGAAGTAGTACTAGCCCTCGTTGGGAATACGAAAATAATCCAAAATATAAAGCTACTAACAAAGTAGGATCAAACAAAGCTGATCCCAAAGTAAAAGCCCTACAAGATCGAATACTGGCTAAAGATCCTAACGCATTGCCTAAATATGGTGCCGATGGAAAAATGGGTCCAGAAACTCGTACCGCTATGGCAAAGCTAGGGATAAAAGAATCCCTAGAGTTACAACGTATATTAGATCTATCTAAGTTTTAATTATGGGCGTTTTGAGATAACTTTGTCTGCTAGGCCATAGGCTACAGCGTCATCTGCTGATAAAAACGTGTCAAACTTCATATTACTGAATAGTTCATCATAGGTTTTACCAGCAGTATTATGGCGCACATACAATTCTGTAAGACGTTTGTTTAGTCGTTGACTTTCTTCAAAGCTACGTTTAGCATCTTCAAACTGCAATTCTTGTACGTGTACTGACCCGCTAGTACCACGTGTACCTGAGCTAACACGATGTATCATCGTACGGCTTTCTGGCAGGACAAAACGCTTGCCTGCCGCACCCGCCTGTGCTAAGAATGATCCCATACTAGCAGCCTGTCCCATAACGTAGGTAGCTACATCAGGTTTGATAAACTGCATAGTATCATAGATAGCTAGCCCAGCTGTTACTGATCCACCTGGGCTGTTAATAAAGAATGTGATATCTTCATTGCCCTGGCTTTCTAAAAATAGCAATTGTGCTACAAGAATACTTGAACTATGTTCGTCAACTTCGCTGTCAAGCATGACAATACGATCTTTGAGTAGGCGACTATAGATATCATATGCACGTTCTCCACGAGCTTCTGTTTCTATAACTGTAGGTATTAAGCGTGGCATTATTTGTATTCCTTATCTAAATTTACATTTGTTAAACCTGCAACTGTCTGGAACTTGTCCCAAGCAATTTTAGCCGCAGGGTTCTTTTTTAATTCACTGCTAGGCAATACAGCTTCTAGCCAAATTTCCGGACGGCGACTAGGGTGAGCACCAAACTTGCGAGGCTGATGTAACTTACCAGTCTCCCAAAGTTCAATGCTTACTGAACGAAAGCGGTCTTCATCTTCCTCTGCATAGTGGCCCCATTCGGGATTACTCCAACCGCCACGCTGATGATATCCTTGCCAAATACCCTGCCATTGTTCATTGTCATGCGGATCAAAATCTGTACGACTGATAATGACCAACACATCGGCAATGTCTACGACACCGTCAACAATATCACGAACACAGCGACTATAACTCAGACCAATTTTCATCTTCTACCTTGTTTAAAGTTTCGAACTAATGGTCCGTCTGAAGTAAAACTCATACGACCCATTTTGCCTTCATAGATGTTTCCATTCCATCGCATTTCTAATTTTAACTGTTTTTCAATACTAACTGCAATGTGATCGTGTTCGCGAAAACTCAAAAGATCTGCAACCATTTTGCGACCATTATCTTCACAAATAACTTCACACGTGTCTTCTACATATTGTCTCATAATTCGAACCTTACCTGTTTAATTGAATCCCAACGAAAACTCTTCCATGCCTTTGCTTCGATATCATAGACCGGCATTACCTCTTCGTTGACTTTCTTTTCTTTTTTCTCTACACTTTCTTTAATTTCTACTAGAGGCACAATATCAGTACTAGTAGTACAATTCATAACTCGCTCTGTACCATCTTTTTTAGTAAATATTATAGTAGTAGGACCATAAGCCAAGTGACCTTTCAACCACTTTTTAAAGACTTTAAAGTCTTTTTCATTTAAGGTCGTCATCATGGGCACTCAATTTTTGTTTAAGGGTTGCATTTTCAGCTTCAAGTTTTTCAATATGACTTGCTAACTGCAGTAGTAGCTCATACATATTTTTAGCTGTTGTTTTTGTTACTTCTGCTACGTTAAAATTTTCCATATTATACCTCTATTACAATGTTAGGATTCCAGCCACTCTCTGGCTCATAGCCTTCATAGCCACGAGGGTTGCATACTACACGAGTACTACCAATCATATAGTCAAACGGATGATGGGTATGACCGTGTGTCCACAGTTTGATCTGCGGACGATCAAGAATAAACTCACTCAAGTCACTGCTGTACGCACCATTCATTAGGTGTTGATCTGCATACTGCTCATGAGTTGATAACTTGCTAGGAGCATGATGTCCGACTACAACAAACTTCTCATTGTGTCGTTCAGCAACAATTTGTTTGATATAGCCCAGCATGTGCTTATGGCGAATAACTGTGTCATGAGGCTTAAGTCTAGTGTATCCCTCAAGATCCTTTTTAATAACAGTAAAGTCGTTCATCATGTCACGTACAGAATGTAGTGTAAGCGGATCACCTTTGTTCATATCAGTCCACAAAGTACCACCAATAAAAGTTATATCATCAATCTTCTTACTGCCTGCTTCTAGGAAGTAGACGTTGGGAAACTTAGCACACTCATTGCTCAATGTGATCAAACTCTGATCCCATCTACCATGGTAGAACTCATGATTGCCTGCTACGTAGATCACATGAGGAAACTGAAAGCTAACACGCTTAAGAAAGTCTCGAAATCGTTGAGCAGTTTCCTGGCGGCGCCCTAAACTTTCAATCATGGCTGCAGTTCTTACACTTTCCTCACTATGATTGTGTAGATCTTCAGCAACCATAATGTCGCCAGAAAGGATTAGAACATCGCAGCCTTCATAGTTAGTAATGTTTATATCAGAGAACTCTAAATGGAGATCACTGACTAATTTGATTTTCATATTGTTTTACTCGTTGTTGACGCTCTGCTTCGTGTGTATCGCACAGAGTCTTAATCCACCCGCCATCTCTTCTCTTACCTGGAGCACCACATGTTTCGCAAGTACGTGCCGCCCATGCTTCTGCCATACGTACCATACCGCTAATCTCGTCATCGCCACCGTCGTAGTAGAACCGTAGGCCGCCAAACTTTTCTTTAATCTGTCCTACAATTACTTGCGGAACAATCTCTGACTGCCTGTTCTTCCAATTAATGTGGTTCTGGATTTGGCCGCACAGTTCTGCAATAATTGGCCACCAACCTTCTCCACAACAAAATCCACCATAGGGTTCTGTGAACATCTGTGAAAACTGCTCAGTCATATGCTTTTCAAAAGCGTCATATTTTTCAAATTCGTCTGTCATTGTACTGCCTTAACGTAATTTAATCTAGTTACAGGATTACCATACTTCCAATGTAGACTATGGTCTTTGACTTTACTTTTAATTACTACACATGGCCCAACTTTCATATCTACTTTGCTGAACCACGATACCATCTTATTGTCTATTATAGCATCAACGTTCCAAGCATCAAAGTTCTTTGAGCGTTGGGACGCAAGTATCTCACAGTCTTTATCAAAAAGACTTGATCCAACGGCAGATAGATATTCCTTATCGGCATTCCTAGCACGTTTCTCAATTTGGTTGTTAGCAGAATCTCTCTTGTAAACACTAGGCAGGCAGGCAATAAAACCAATCTTATTGTCAGGAATTACACCCAATGTTAACAGAGTATTAACTTCCATTTGAAATTCGTTGTCGCCTTTAACTGCGGCAAACATCAGTCGCTTAAAATACTTTTGGATCTCGTTAGCTAGATCACGATCTGTATCTTCTACTGTAATATCCTGTGGTGCAAACTCTATACTTGCATTAGTAGTTTCGTTTAGTTTGAGTGCCTTTCGAACTAGCACCTTGTTAGAGTGTTTCATATACATGAACTTACCTTCACTGTCAAAGACGCTTTCCACTTCTTTAAGATAGGCTTGATTGAATCGTTGAGCGGCGCAGGCCAGTTCTAAAACTTGTTGTAGGGGAAATTCTTTTGACACTTCTCGCTCCTAGGCTGTTTAACAATACTAGTATTTTAATAGAAAATGGCATTCTTGTCAAGTGATTCTAAGTTCAAAAAAACCTTTTTAATCAACTTTTGGACTACTGGATGATCAGTGTGCTTAAATGCTTCAAAGTAGGCAAATAAATTCGGACTAGCATACAGACCTTTTGGACGAATCAACGCCAAGCGGCTAGCACGATGTAGATACTGTATGCTACGGGTTCTGCCCAAATTGCGTATAAGTTCAATTGCAATACTAAGTGCATAGGCATCTACTTCATCAGGATCAGAAAGATAGGCTTGTATATCGTTAGTTGATCCGTGCGTTAATGCTAGATAATTTCTACAGCGACTTTGGTATTGGTGTCTAAGTTCATGTACTGTTGCATCATATAAATGTACAACCAGCTGACCAGTTTGAGAGTGTTCAAAGTAGTTGTCTGGGTCTATGTTATGCAGAATGACTACTTCAATTGGGCAAAAGCCGTTAGCATCATCTTCTGCATCATAGTAGGCATTAACATAGAACTCGTTGGGTTCTAAGTCGTTAACTCTTTTGGTTTTTATTTTTAAATCTAAAGAACTAAATCCCTTGCGTATGTGTGCAATAAGATTTTTAAATTTACCTCCGTTTTCTGTCTTAGCCATGATGCCAGTGCAGAGTTTTCGTACTAGAGATAAATCTTCGTTCACGTTAGAGTCTATAGGTTACACGCCCTTTGGTAAGATCGTAAGGGCTCACTTCTACTTTGACGCCATCACCCATGATGACTTTGATTTTATGTTGCTTGAGTCTGCCACCCATGTAGCAGATTATTTCATGTGCCATATTATTTACTTGGACCCTAAAGGTAGAGTTTGGCAGCACTTCGACTACTTTGCCTACAAGTTCTATTAGTTCTGAATTTTTAGCCATGTTTGGTGATTATTAGTGCTCCGTTTTCTACTACAATATTTAACGTATCTCCCTCTTTCCATCCATTTTGCTCGCAAATTTCAGGAGGAATCTTCATCATAACATTATCCGGATCTCCAGGAATGTCTTCAAAAATTTCTTCAACTAGGAATGTTTTCTGTTCCATTTTTTACCTTTTTAGTTTGACTATCACCTGGTGCAATTCTATAGTTGTCTTCTACTGAGTCGGCAGTACTAACTTCAAAGATCATTGAGTTAGGCTGCATAGCAATTAATTGATGAGGCTGTAGTGGCGGATTATGCCATACATCGCCTTCTTTTAACAGGATCTCTTTAGTCTCAGCAGTGTTGCAATCAATGTATTTGAGCATAAACTGTCCTGCATTAATGAACCAAGTTTCGTCTTTTTCTTTGTGAAAGTGCATACTAAACTTAGCACCTGCTTTTGTAAAACACATGATCTTACCGCAGTACTTGTCATTGGTGGCCCAAATAAGTTCGTAGCCCCAACCTTTTTCTTGATAGCCTTTTTGTTGTGTCATTCATTATCCTTTGATTCTACTACTAACCAACCTAGTTTATATAGGTCATCTTTGATCTCATCGGTGACCATACCTTCACCAACATATCCTTCACCTGCTTTGTAAGCAAGTTGTTCCTGCTCAGTAAGAGCTGCCTGCTCACTTTCACTAAGTGTTCTAGTATCTCTAATACCGCTACAGTACCAATCAATGTAGTCACCCTTTTCTTGCATGTCTGCAATGATACCACCAGAGTGTCTCCAACTGCACGACCATCGTTGATCTTTTAGTATAGGCCACATCTCACGTTTGATAAAATCATTGTTGCACATGGCAGCGTATAAGTTTTGAGCATACACATCATCTCCACGCACTTTTTCCAAAATCCAATCAGTTGCTCGCAGATCATATTCTAAATTATCTTTTTTCCATTTTGGATCGACCATGTGTTCTTCGTCCTGTTGCCGTGCGGACTTGTAAAGATTTAAGTAATCTTCGCTAGGCTCTTTGCCTTCTTCCTCACAGCGTTTAACATAGTTCTCCGCTTGAAAAGTATGTCGTTCTGGGCTTTTTGATATCTTGGTCATTTTATGAGTATAGCATAAAAAAAATACGGTGTCAAGCCTTAAAATAAATATAGTTTATGTTTAAGTCCATTTCAAAATACACGTATTTTAGTTTCATTCCATTTTTTATACTTGGCACGGTTGCCGTTGTTCTTTTAATTTTAAAAATCATACCTGCTTATTACTTACTATTTACACTAGTATCCTGGGTATTGATCAGTGGTCTTGGAGTTGCAGCAGGATATCATAGAATATTTTCTCATAAAAACTATGCAGTCATGCCAATCTGGAAAGAAAATATCATATTGTTTTTTGGTGCATTGTCGGGGCAAGGATCTTCTATAACTTGGACTGCTATACACAGAGGTTATCATCACTTGCATACTGATACTGA